CACGCCGCGCCATACTGCACCTCCGAGAAGTCAGTGAGTGACAAGACGATATCCAGCTCAAGAACACACTCACGGTCGAAAGGTCCACGCACTTCGCGTTCAAGCTGCTTGGTCTTTGCGGCTTTCTCAGCTTCGTATGGTTTGCTGCGGTAATGAGAGGATATGAGAAGCGGCTTGCTCATGCTGCGCTCCTTGCCAGATCTTCGGTTTGAACGCCGAGAAGCCCTGCTATGAAGTCAAGAACGTCCTGTTTGGATTTCTGAAATTCGCGAGCGTCCATTGCGCTCTTTTTCTGGCTCTTAGCTGTCCATTCGCGCACAACGCATTCGACGTTGAACACAATGGAATAATCATCAGCCGGTCGCATGAATGCTGCTACACGTTCGGCGTCAGCTTTTGATGACAGCACAATATCGCGCTCATTGCGGTAACCGCAGCGAATGAGTGCCTTCTTGCGCAAATGCTCGACAGTTGGATAATCGCCGCGCAAGTCGTCTGGCAGATTGTCGAATCCATTCTTTACCGCGGCAAAGAAATGGTTGTGGCTGCTATCTGAACGGTCGTGATGCTCTACTATGTTGTAGACTTCACCGACCACAAACTGGCGATCAGCGCGAGCAGCCCATAATGCGTTGGCCGGTATCATGGCCTCGCCGTTCCATTCCATCGTTATAGGAGCGCTAGACATTATGCTGCTTCCTTCGCCGGTTCCTGACCGTAAGAGCGGATGCGCTCGATCAGTGCCGCTTTCTCATCGTTGAAGCGGTCAATCTCGTCGGACATGGTTTTGATGTAGTCTTCATCGCGGTACACGCGGACGCAGAGCATCGGCAGGCGAGGCCAGTAAGATACGAAATCCCACCATTCCCGGTCTGATATCCAGAGATTGCCCTGTACCTGTGCCTTATGCTCTGGCGGCAGGCGGTTGCGTTCCAAGCGGTCTATCTGGATGTGTGGCAAGGCCGTCTTAATTTCCAAGCCGCCGATCACGCCGATTAGACTATCAGGGCTTGCGCCCTTTTCACCGTTACGGATAAAGCCGACCAGTTCAGGCTCTACGCTGTTGATGAAAGCGTAAGTCCGACGGGCTTCGTCTTCCATTTCCTTGCCGCGCTCGGTGTGAGAGTTTGAAAAGCTCTCAGTCACTTCGCCGGTAATAATTTCTCCAGCCAGCTTGCGCATATACTCAGAGCGCGTCTTGCCTTCGCCTTTCGCCATCACGGTTGCGAACTTGGAAGCGGTAGGAATGCCGAGACGAGCCTGAAACCACTCGTCTCCCCCTTGATCCATGTTGAACACCTGGATCATTTCGCCATCCTTTGCTTTTTTTGCTCAAGGAGACGAATGGCGTTTTCATAGTTGACGGCAAGCAGTTCACCTATCGCGTCGATTTTGCCGACTTTGCAAAACTGTGCGATGTCAGTGTCGGTTTCTACAATCAGGTCCAGAATGCGGTCCCGCTGTTCTTCGGTGATTACCTCATCCTGTTTTTCATCGGCCTTAGAACTATCATCGTCATGCGATGCAGCCAGACCGAGAGCTGCCTTGAGCGTGTAGCGCTGCAAATATGTGATAGTGCTTCCAATGGCTTGAATGCTGTTCTTTTTACCGCTTTCATCGCGTCCAGCTGTGAGTGTGGTTTCTTCACTGTGTCCGTCACGGTGAGAAATAATGCACGTCACGCTGACCGGCTGATTAGGCTCGGACGAAGGGCGGAATCGATATGAAAGACCATGGTTTGCTAGGATTGGCGCAACAACTCGGGCAATTTCTCCAAGGTCTTCATGGCGATAACTTGTGCTGCTGTCGCCGCTTTTGTGTTCGTAACGAACTTCACGGTTCTTCTCGATGACTGGTATTTCTGACTTTGCAGCAGCCAGCGCAGCGTCGAAGGCTTTGCGTGCTTCGTTTGCTTCCCAACGTTCCTGCAATGCGAGGAGCCGTTCAAGCGTATCAGGTGAAGCGTTGCTTGCCAGCGCTCGGTCAATCATCGTCATTGGTGTGACGACATTGTTCACTGGCATTGGCATTTCATTGGTATGCTGAATATCAAGTGCTTGAGCGCTCATGCTGCAATTCCTTCTTCGACCAGAAACTGATGATCTGTGAGGGTGAGATAGATTGACCGGAGCTCACGGCGCGCATCGTAAGGGAGAGGGCGAGCAAGCAAGTCGCCTGCGGCCTCAATGCGTTCTTCAACGTTCTTTTCTGTGCTGATGGCTGTCAGGTATTTTTCAACCTGATCTGCAGTGAGATGGTCAGACATCTGTTTCACTCCGAGCGATTTCCGCCATTGTTTCGGCATGGCAGAGCATGAGAAACGTTGCTGCTGTTGCAGCTATGGCGAGGATGAAAAGGATTGTTACGAGGAGAGCCATCAGAGAAACTCCTCAAGCATTCCTGCGAAGCGCTTCATGCTTGGTGCACGGCTTGCAGTGTAATGAGCGCCTTCAACGGTCGAGTTCAGACGGTTGGCGTAGTAGCGAGCGTTAAGCTCGAAATAGGCGCAATCCTCGTCTCCACGCTCTTTCTTGATGGCGAGAACGTCACGCAAAAAGCGTGGCTTGTTTACCGTCTGCGCAATGCCTGCAAAGACTCTCGCAAGGTCGTTTCCAGTGATCTGGTATGTGGAGTGCATTTCGTTGCTCCCAACTCGTTTGTTAGTTGGAATTTAAATCCATATAATTGGGATGTCAACAGTTAATTGGATTTATTTTCCAGATAGCAAATACGACTCGACTCATGAGGCGCGTTCTGGCTGAATGAGAACAGAAAGAGAACAAACGGTGAGGTGTAGGGGCATGCAGTGGGCGTTAAGGCAACAGGAATTCCAGTCTTTCACACTACATATCCGGTGTGAAAACTGCATGAGAGAGACGCAGAGAGGGCTTTGTGTTCCAGTCTGTGCCGATATGCCGAGGGATGCCGATGATCTGATTGAGAGCGCTTTGCTCAATGATTTGAGCTTCTGTTGTATCAACTGTCAGAGCGTAATCGGCCAGCTTTTCGATGTAACAGTAGGAGACGAGACATGACGCGTGAAGTTCTGGAATACATTATTGTGCCGCCATATGAACGCGCTGCGGAAGTGGCCGCATCGTCAGCGCAGTTAAAAGATCATCTTTCGCGCAAATTTCCGGGCTATAGCTTTAAAATATCAGACTTTGTACCGGTTGGCGACGAGGAGGAGTTTTGTGTCCTGCCGATAATGAATTACCTTGACCCTGATGGGCGATCTGTGATGTGCGCGGAACCGTCGCGCTGGCTCATGAGAGATATTGCGCAAGCTTGTCTAGAGTTTGAAAACGAAAAAATACAAGTTCAGGAATTCAGCTTCCATTGACGAACTTTGTGTATTCTTCTGAAATGAGGACAAAGTGAGAGCATGATACGCCGATTAGATAAATGGCTGGAAGTTTGTGTGGCGGCGATAATTATTGTCGCCATGCTTGAGCTTGCACGCTATTATTTAGGAAGCGGTATAGCTATCATTGTAGCTTTTATGGTGCTGATCGGCTTGATCGCATTATTCAAAAAGATCTAAATTTTCTGGCGGGTTTCGATAACCTGTGACGCTTAAAACTGTCCGGTTTTTGATTTTCCAGACCCCGTCTATTTTTTCTTCGCGTGTCTCCAATAGAACGTCCAGTACAATACCAGACCGCATTGGAATTTTCAGAGACCCGCTAAGAAAGTCTTTTAGAAATTTCTCGTCCTTGATGATTACTCCGAACTCATCTTTATCGAGTTTTACACGCCATTTTCTCTCGCTTGGAACAAGGACCGGGCTTACCAGAAGAACTGTCTTAGGTTCTGTTTTGGTACGAACATCCGTTGATACTTCTATTTCTTCCTTAGCGCGTTCTTCAAATTCGGATCGAGGGGTGACTGAAATAGGCTTGGACGCCTTTGATGTGCTGACGCCGATGCCGATGATGGATTTGTCACCCTGAATTTCTCGGAAGATTTGACGGACTTGCTTTTCGCCAATGCCATTTTTTTGGATTTGCCGGGCATCGATGATAGCAGATGTAAATTCTTGGTCAGTCACAGTGGCAGACTGTTCCGCCACTAGATTGTCCAGTATCTTGTGATAAATATAATCACCTGTACTAGAGGCTAGCCAAAGCACCACAGAAAAGATCAGCGCTAAGATGCTCTTTTTATCTAAGCCCCTCTTTTGCAGGGAGCGAATTATGGTGTTTAGCTTTAAGCTTCCTTCTGTTCCGCTATCGAACTCTACCCGAAGTACGGCCCCGGGGTCCAAGACGTACATAATTTCTTTAACAGCGTCCTCGAAAGCAAGCATGGCACGAGCTGCTGTTGCAACGTCTGGTTTTTCACCTTGGGCTAAGTCGAGGTAGAGTGTTAACGGAATTTCGCCGCTTAGTTTCATTATCGCCCCCTCAAGATAATTTCCACAGTCAGAAGTCGTAGTCGTTCACTACTCGGCGAAGAAGTGCAATGACCTCTACTTCTTCGCCGTTGTCGGCGTCAAAATCCCGCGGAACAACAATGGGCTTATGTTTGGCATTATGTGATCTTGGCGCGAAGACCGTTCGATCCTCATAAATCTCTATCTGCTTGATTGACCATTCGCGGAAATGTCCGCTGTCGCGCTGACGCTGGACAACGACGACCATTCCGTCGCGTAACTTCACCTCTGCAGCGATATCTGCATATGCCACGCAAATAGCCTTATCGCCGGGAAGAATAGGGCGCGGCAAAAGATTATTCATTGAATCGCCAGCGACAATGAAAGCCATCTGTCGGGCGTTCGGATACTTTGAATCGGGCGGCAAATAAATTTCGTCAGGTTCACCCTGGTCGAATTCATCCACTTCGCGGAAAGCTCCGGCTTCAACCGTTCCGGCAGTGCGAACAGGAACCATGCGACCGCCAATATGGCTTAATTCAGCCTCTGGCTTCTCAACTCCATCCCTAAGCCAAAGCACGCTGCGATCAATTGTCGATGCGATTTTTTCAAGGATGTTGCCGCGAGGGTTGTCTATATCCCCGCGCAGGTATTTGTTGATGCTGTCGTAATTGATGCCGGATCGGCGCGAAAGCTCTGCCTTCGACCAACCGAGTTCATCAATGCGTTGCTGTAATCTTTCCCACCACTTCATGATGCTCAGCATAAACTAGGAAATAAAATCCGAATTGGAATTTTCTGGCCTTGAAATTGGATTTAAAATCCAGTAATTGTCATGCATGGCTACAAAACATTCCGTCACACAGATCATAGAATTGGCCGGTGGCCCTGCTGTTATCGCAGACGCGAGCAAAGGCAGAATCAAAAAGGACGCCGTATACAAGTGGCCCAATATTGGGATTCCTGATCGGCATTGGCCCGTAATAATCAAACTGGCGGAAGTTTCGCCGGATGAACTGTTTTTCGCCAATTGCAAGGCTCGCAAAGTTGCTTCTTCAAAGCGATTGTCTGCGAGGGCAAGCGCATGACCAACTCGCGGCTCAAATCTTTCATAGACCGTGTTCTGCGCCTCAAAGAGGAAGAAGACACAATCAAGGCTGACATTCGCGAAGTATACGCGGAAATGAAGGGCGAGGGATTTGATAAAACTGTCGCCGGTCAGTTGGTCGCACATCTTCGAAAGGTCGATAAGAAGGGCCGCGATGAGGTCGATAATGCCAATGCGATATTCGATCTTTATCTAAACGAATACGAAAATGGCACAGGCCTTGCTAAACGTGCGCACACGCATGAGAACTCCTATTCGTCTGAAAAGGCGACAGTAATGGACCGCGCCACGGAAAGCTCTTTTGAGACTGGAAGTGCGGCAGCGGAAAACGCCCGTGAGGTGTCCCGGCAAGGGCCGGATGACGGTAGCGTGAGCCATGCCGGAGCGGGTGAAAGCCCCGCAACCCTTTCGTCTGCTTTCTCCGCCTCCCAAGCAGCAGACGAGAAAAGCCTCACCGCCTTCAATGAGCGCGGTGAGGCTCTCCTTTCTGGACAGGAATAGGCGGCGATGATGAGGAACATCCTGTCCAATTCAAATTCAAAAATCAGCCGAGCGTTTAGTGCGCGATCTTTCGGGCGCGAATGCCTGTCCGCCAAGTTCTTCGGCTGTAGCGGGTGCATCTTGGCGGCGCGTGACCGGGGCTTTCCCCTCAACCTTGAACAAAGCAGGTTCACGCATTTCTGCATCCGCGTCTTTTCTTCGGGCTATCGCGGCTTTGCGAGCGTTTTGCAGAACTCTCCAAGCCGCGTGTCCGATGTGTTCCATGCCCGTCCTTCTGTTGTGTCCCTGTCGTCTCTGATCAGGAACATAGCGAGAGGCTTTGTGCATGACGGACTCAAAATTTCAGTCACAGCAACATCAATTGGTTTCGGAGCGCGAGATGAGTAGCTGCGAGATGGCGGGCCGCTATGTCCGCGAAATGACGGATAGAGAGGCGAAAGGGTGGGGCGACCAGAACAACGCCCTTAAGCGCCTGAGCCGTCGATACGGCATGTCTTACTGGACTTTGAACAATCTGCGCATTGGCCGGTCAAAGACGGTCGAAGCCTCGATCTTCAAGCGCGTTCAGTCTGCATACTTCGATTACTGCGAGCGCCAGATAGCGCAGCTTCAACACGACCTAGAAATAGAAAAGGCGGTGAACGTCGATGCTCATATGGAGGATTTTATGGGCGAGGCTTCGCAGCTTCTGGCGAAGGTTCGTGAAGCGAAGAAAGCAACAAAAGGTGCAGCTCGAACGGCGCATGGAGACCGATAAGAAATGATCGAACTCCGCTCCATTCTCATTGCCTTCGCCTGCGCGCTTATCCCGCTCGCTGTTGCGCTCGCTTATGCAAAGTGGGGCGTGTGATGACGGCCGTCACCCGCCCTGTTCTTCGTTGGCATGGTGGCAAGTGGATGCTTGCACCTTGGATCATTTCACACTTTCCAAAGCATCGCGTTTACGTCGAGCCTTTCGGCGGCGCGGGATCTGTACTGATGCGTAAAGAGCGCAGCTATGCAGAGGTTTGGAACGATCTGGACGAACATGTCGTCAATCTATTTCGTGTCCTGCGCTCTGACGATGCGGAACGACTGGTTGATCAGCTAAGACTTACGCCGTTTGCTTCAACAGAATTCAGCAATGCTTACGAATCTACAGATTGCGCAATGGAGAAAGCGCGTCGGCTCGTTATTCGCAGCTTCATGGGTTTTGGATCAAACAGCCATGCACAGCCGAGCGGTTTCCGTTCAAACAGCAATCGTTCAGGCACTACGCCAGCGCATGATTGGGTGAATTATCCAGATGCACTGCTCAAGACGATTGAGCGATTAAAAGGCGTCGTCGTCCTGAATCGTGACGGCAAAGACGTTATGCAGGCTCACGATGGCGTGGACACTCTGCATTATGTCGATCCACCGTACATGTTCGATACAAGAACGGATGCGAAAGACGACTATTCCCATGAATTGAGCAATGACGACCACGAGCATCTGCTTAAGGTGCTGTGCGGGCTTGAAGGGATGGTTGTTCTTTCCGGTTATCCGTCTCAGGTCTACGACGATGCTTTATGTGATTGGCGCAGAATAGAGCGTACGGCTTTCGCAGATGGCGCGAGAGAACGCACAGAAGTTCTTTGGATCAACCCGCACTGTGCGGCAAAGCTTGATGCTCTCTCTATGCCTCTCTTCGCCCGCAAGGCAGAAGGCGAGGCGGCATGAGACGCGCAGCCAAGAGAGATTTCAGTGAGCCAGAAATAGTCTCAGCACTCACTCAGTGTGGTTTCAGCGTCTATCGTCTGGATCAGCCTGTAGATTTGCTCGTTGGATTTCGCGGCAAAAGCTATCTGGTCGAATGCAAGACCGGCCACAAAGGCTATGGCAAATCCCTCAACGACAATCAGCAGAAGTTTGCAGACCAATGGCGCGGTTCGCCAGTGGTGAAGCTCTGTAGCGCTCAAGAGGCGATTGATTGGGCTGTCGATGTAGCAGCAGGAGCAAAGCAATGAACGGTCTCCCTTATTACAAGGCATACCCGCGCGATTTCATTGAAGGCACCATCGGCATGTCGTTCGAGCTTAAGGCCGCATATCGGCTTGTCCTCGATCTTATTTACATGCAGGGCGGCAATCTGCCTGATGACGCAAGATACATTTCCGGTCTGCTCGGCTGCACTATCCGCAAGTGGGGATCACTGCGCGCTGATCTGATTTCTCTCGGCAAGATCGAAGTTAACGGCGAGTTTTTGACGAATAAACGCGCAGTTATCGAGCTTGAAACTCTCGCGAAACTTCAAGAAAAACAGTCCGAAAGAGCCTCTACTCCTAGGAAAAACAAAGGCTTACAAAAGCCGCGGCTTAGCCAACCAGAACCAGATACAGATAATACATCTTCACTTCGTTCAGATGTTTCGGTCAAACCCGATTTCGAAAGCGAATTTGAGCGGCAGTTTTGGCCAGCCTATCCCCGCCGTGTTGGCAAGGGGCAGGCTCTCAAGGCTTTCCGTGCCGCTCGAAAGCAGATCGATCTGGAAACGATTATGGCAGGCGCTCGCCGCTATGCCGCCAGCCGCCAAGGCGAAAACCCTGAATTCACGAAACACGCTTCGACGTGGCTCAACGGCCAGTGCTGGCTCGATGAAGCCGATCCGAAGTTTACCGCTCACCGAAACGAACCGCCTCCAAAGCCTCGAAATATCGGGGATGCAATACGCGACGAAGCAAGGCGACTTGGAGTTTTAAGAGATGAACCAGTTAGCGAAAACCGAGGATTTCACAGCGAAGGCAACGCAGGAGGAAATGTTAGAGTGCTTGACCTTGCTTTCAGGCCTTCGCTCAAGAGCTTCGGATAATGCGGGGGTCAATGTGGCTCTCTATTACATCGCTCTAAAAGGCGTTACCCGCCACGGCCTGCAGGTGGCAACTGAGAACATCATCCAAGGGTCACTCGGCCACCCATTCCTCCCTGATCCGCCAGAGCTTCGCCAAGAGTGCAACAGGGTGATGAAACCAATTCTCGAGGCTCAGGCTCGTGATGCTGAGAACGCCAGAATTCTGAAGGGTCAGAAAGAAATGCTTGAAGCAATGAGATCTGGAAACTGGACGCCAGAAAGCCGGGCGCGCGCCTCAGAGAAATGGCAAACCGCGAAAGAAGCAATGCGCGAGCACAGAGACCAAGAAAACGCCTACGACGCGGCAATGGCTCGCTTGCAGACCTTGGCGGAATCCAACGGCAAAGAGTTCAGCGCGGATAGCTTCACCAACGCGTCAACCGGCACATTCAAGCAAGCAGGGAGGGCAGCATGACAAACTACAGCCCGCATACCTGTCCGCTTTGGCTGTTTCGTTCAGGCAAGGACACTTACGAAATAGCCGCCATTCTCAGGCTCACACAGGCTGAAGTAGAGCGGCGCATTCACATACTGCGCAGCCATGAGAAACGGAAGCATGCACGGTTCGACCGGCACAGCGAGCAAGCGGCATAAGCATAACCCCAGGCGATGAGGAAAAAGGCATGGCTGCGATAACAGAACAGCGAAAAACAAGTGACAAGAGACTGCGCGATGCCCTTAAGGTGGCACGCCGTAAGCATGAAGAACCGGGAAGCCTGAAATCGCAGGTCGAAGTAAGTCAAGTTCCGAATCCGTATCATAACCCGGCTCACAAGGTTTCGCGTTCAAACCCGTTGAAGGTCAGCGCGCTTGTGAACATCAAAGAAAGCGCGGTTGGAACATTGTATGCCCGTGGACACATCAACGATGCTCAATGGGCGGCAGCAGGACGATTCCGGATGCTTTGGGAGCGCTCAGGAGCAAAGGGGGCTATAGCGATTGATTACAGCCGCGTTCAAGTCGACGGCGGTAAAGTGATCGATCCTTTGCCTGATTTAGTCGTCGAGGCTACTCACCATTTGAATAACTGCCTACCGGTTCTGGGCAAGCGAACCTTCGACATCATGATAAAAGTCGTCGGGCAGGGCATGGAAATAGCGGACATCGCTAAGACACAGCGCGAGAAAACGACCTTTAGCGATTATATTAAAGATGGCCTCCAAGAATTGGCTGTGCATTGGGGATATAAAACACGATAAATAGTTGCCCGCTTAAGCGAATTACACTATATTTTGTA